AATCAGCACCGGCTGCCCCGGCGGGCCTGAAAATGCAGAATAGTGAGGTGAACTATGATTACTTATGATGGACTGTTTCGGCAGTTATACAGCCAGGGGCACAACAAATACTGGTTAAGAAAGAACGGCATAAGCCCATCGGTCCTAGGAAAACTAGATAAAGGCGGCGGATTGGATTATCGCACAATCAATAAATTGTGTGCTCTGCTGAATTGCCAGCCCGGTGATCTCATGGAATACGTCCCCGATGTTGCGCAAGGTGACAGCGCAGAAAACGACACATAAAAAATAAGCGGCGGGCTATCCATGAAAAAGAGAAAAGCCTGCCGCTTTTATTATGGATTATTTAATTTGTCGGTCAGTTGTCTTTGCCGATCTGCTTAATAACCTGATCCGCGCCGGTAGCCGCAAGGCCGGAAACAATGCCCACGGCCAGGGCGGTCAACGGATCCGCGGCGGGAAAGTCCGGCACGTTGATGTACATGGCGGCCACCCCCAGCAGGCCGCCAAGGGCGCCGCAGATGGACGGCAGCCATTTGTTGGCCAGCGGGGTCTGCTTGACAGCCGTTGCGGCAAGGTAGCAGATAACGGTGATGCAGGCAACGGATGCGATACCAAAAGATGCAATATCCATGATGGTTTCCTCCTATGTGTGTTGGTCAATCGTTCTTAATCTGTAAGGCTTTGGCGCGGTTGTACAGCTCTGTACCCGTGCCGTTGCCGCCCAGCGCATGGTAGCTGCGGTAGAGATATTCCAGGTTTCGCAGGCCGTCCGTGTCAATGCTGCCCTGCGCAATGTAGCGGGAGCACTCGGCGTACAGGCGATCGTGTAGGATAGCAAGCAGTCCGGCCTTGATGGCTTTGCGTTCCTCTTCCTGTTCCTTCACCCGCTTGGCCAGGCGACGGTAGCCTGCCAGCAGTGCGGCGCAGATCAGGCCGAAGAGCCACTGCACCCAGTATCTGATGATCCAGTCCAGCACGGTCAGCCCTCCACATACTCGGCCTTGTACAGCCCTGCATCAATCAGCTGCAGCTCTGCGCACTTGCGCATGATGTACCAGGCGTCGCCGCTGGATACCGGTCCAACGTCCAGCATCCACTGGTTGCCATCCGCGCAGGTTTCGCGGTAGAGACTGGCGGCAACCAGCCCCAGCCCCTCGCACAGAGCGCGGATGGTTGCGCGGTCGCCGCTGGAGATACGGCCAATGGTGATCCGCTGCTTGTCCAGCTTGTTGGGGGTGGTATCCTCCGGCGGGGGCGCGGTGTGACCTTGCAGGCCCGCCTGGATCATCAGCTGCTCATAGTCCTTATACACCCGGTTGCAGTCCAGGCTGGTGCCGTAGCCGGGCACGCCCAGCGCGTTGCGGCTGGAATACTGCCAGATGCCATACGGCAGGGGGCAGGTGCATGTGCTGCCGTACTGGGCGACCCAGATATCATATTTTGACAAAGCCTTGAAGTCCAGGCGGTTGCGGATAAAACCGCAGCTAGCATACAGGATGCCGTAATACCCTGCGGCCTCAATCTCCGACAAAAAGGCCTGTACAAGTGCCGTGCGCTGCGCGTTGGTCAGGCGCAGGATGCACGGCTCGTACTCGATATCATACGCCACCGGCAGGCACAGGTGCTTGCCCTTAATCGCGGCCAGGCAGCAGCGGGCCTCCTGGCGTGCCTCCGCCGGGGTGCTGGCATAGCTGTACCAGTACACGCCATACTGGATGCCCAGGCGGGTACATTCCGCTGCGTTGCGTTCAAACTGCGGGTCTTTCTGGCTGCTGTAACGGCCATACCCGGCGCGCAGCATGGCATGGCGGATGCCCTTGTCATACGCCGCCTGCCAATCAAATTTGCCTTGGTGCTTGCTTACATCAATAGCATGGTTCATGTGTTCCACTTCCTTTGTGTGTTGTACGCTGCTGTAGCTGCCCAGCTTGACCGCGCTGCTGGCCGTGCTGAAATCAGCATCCAGCCAGTTCAGTGGGTTCGTGCGCAGGCCTTTCCAGCGCACCTCGAAATGCAGGTGTGCTCCATAGCAGTTGCCGGTATCGCCGCTGTAGCCGATCAGCTGGCCTTCCTGCACCTGCTGCCCCTGCGCCACGCAAAGCTGGCTCAAATGAGCGTACAGCGTTTCCAACGTGCCGTACTTGTAGGTCGTGTGGCGCAGCTTAATCATGTTGCCATAGCTGTTGTTGTCGCCCTGGGTGCGCTTGCCGTTCCAGCGGTAGGCCGTCTCCACTGTGCCGCCCTCTGCGGCGTATACCGGCGTGCCCACCGCCGCGCGGAAATCCAGCGCCCGGTGCAGGCTGCCATCATTGTAGAGCCAGCCCGCGGTGATGATGTGCTGGGCCAGGGGCCAGTGAAGCAGAACGTCTTCGTTTTCCAGTCTCATATCATATACCTCTCGTTACAATCGCGCTGATCGCCGTCAGTCCACTCGGCAGGCCAGTCAGTTTTCCGTTGCTGATGCTTAGGCTCAAACTGGTACTGCTTGGGCCGCCGTATATGGCGCCCTTGTGGTACTTGTCGCCCTCAAACGCGACCAGGCTCGTAGTCTGCTGGCCCCAGCCGCCGGAACTGGTCATGGTGCCGTAGCCCCAGATCTTGATTGCCCCGTCAGTGCGCTTAAAATTCACGCTGGGGCTGGTGTCTGTGACGGCATATGCCTCAACGTTGTTATTGCTCTTGGCAGGCTCCGCAGTACCGGTAACGTTTACCCCCGCTGCACTCGTAAATGTTTTGCCTTTTGCAACATCCGCAGCAGTAGCGTTGCCAAAAAGAATAGCATCGGCTCCAAGCTTTATGTAACTGTTGTGCCGCATAATCTTGTCATCGTCAAAACAATGGATTTTTATGCTGATGTTATCGCTGTCGCTGTCACGCTCAATCGTGATCTCTTCATCGCCGGAGGTATAGTAACTTAGTGTTTCCCCTGCAAGGTATTCTGTCAGTTTGCCCGTAACTTTGGCCCCCTGCACATACGCCGTTCTGCCTTTTGCAATATCGCTCGCTGTCGCATCGGCGTCGGAGGTATCGGCGTCATTGGTGTTGGTACCGACAACTTTCAGCCCTGCCGCGGATGTCATGGTTTTGCCCTTGGCTACGTCGGCGGCGACGGCATCACCAAAGAGGGACGGATCAGCACCAAGCTCAATGGTGCAACCTATCCGCAATATCTCATCGTTAAGCTCGTGGGGCATGCTAATACAGATGTACCCCCTTTTGTTAACTATCAAGTACTGCGATCCACCCGCCGATACCCACATTTCCAGCTTTTTCCCTTTGACGTATTCATACAGCTTGCCCGTGATTTTTTTGCCCTGCACATACGCCGTTTTGTTCCTAGCAATATCTTCCTCCGTCGCCGTTGCATCGCTGGTATCCGTGCCGCTTGTGGCGGGGCGAGTGCCAGTGATCTGCATGCCGGTGGCATCGTGCGCAGTTACACCCTCCACCAGATCGCTGGGTGTCACGGTGTCGCCGGTCAGATCAATGGCGGTTTTATCATTGATAACAACCTTGTTTACGGCCATGCTCAGCCTCCGATCGTCAACGTCTGGCCGCCAGCCGCATTATCAACGTATGTGGCCGGGATCGCCTGCACAGTAACTTGAGACAGGCAGTTATACGCTTTGTCGGGCAGCACAACCTGCTGCTCAAAGGTCGGCGTAACGCTCTTGGCCTGCGGCTTCATACCTTCGCTGCCGCTCATAGAGCCTTTCACGCCCAGGACCGTAACGCCCTCGCGGATATTTGCGGGCACCAGCTTGGCCTGTTCGGTCGCTGCGATAGTCACTCCGCCCGCGCCATCGTGAAAGCCCATGGGGATGGTGTATTTACCAGAAACGGTGCTGATTTCACCGTTGACTTCGCCGTTGTTGGGCATCGTGCCGGTCATTTTAGCGCCACGCGCGTAGAATGTTTTCCCGTTCAAAACCTCCGCCACAGCTGCGGTGGCATCGCTGGTATCCGCGTCTTTCGTGCTGGTACCGGTAATAGGGGCGCCGGACTTGTCGTGCGCCGTGATACCTTTGGCCAGCTTGTCCGGGGTTACAGTGTCTGCGGTAAGGTCCAGCTTAGTCTCCTTGCCAATAACCACCTTGTTCACATATTTATTGGGCATTGTAGTACTCCTCTCCTATAATCAGTGTGTAACCGTTGGAATCGTTGGATACCTCGTACTGAGGTATCTTGCGGATTGTCACGTCTTTCTGCATCAGTTTTTTCGCCGTGGGCAAAACCTGCGCCGTAAACAACGGCGTGATGTCATATGGCCCGCTATACTCCGGCGCACTAACCACTGCGGTGCCGGTCACGTCCACCCGCACGGGTGCCGCTCCGGCAATGCGCACCGATACGGCGCTCTGTTGGGCCACTCGCACCTGGATCATGAGCCATCCGCCTCCTGGAATAAGGTCGGGCTCATTTTGAGCGTCAAAATCTCCGTCTGCGGCTGGTCGGTGCTGTCCCGCAATGTGATGCGGGTGTCCATGTACAGCGTCTCGCCGCCCATGAATTTGTATGTCTCCGCCCGCGTCCAGGGAATAAGGATGATGTTCTGTCCTTCCTGCCGGGTGCAGTCATCCGGCCAGACGTTGGATTTAATGGCCGGGAAGCCCTTACAGCTCTTCTGTTTGAACACAAATTCGATCCGGCTTACCTCGTCCAGGCTCATGCCGATTTCAACCGGCAGCGCAAATTGCGTTCCCTGTTTCATTCGTTTTTCTCCTCAGCGCCTTAATTCGGCATTTTTTTCTTCCTCTGTTTTCGGAGTTTCGATGTTTGCCGCCGCTGCTTCTTCCGCTGCCATGTTCTCGCGCACGGCGGCAAGTACGTTCTCCAAAATCAACTCCGTCACGGCAAACGGCAGCTTTGCCTCGTTAATTGCAGCAATAACTTTGCGTTTGCACTCTTTAATGCGTTTGTCGTCAGTCATGGGGCATCCTCCTTACAGCCGCGCGTTCACGGCGTTTTTCAGTGTGCTGATTGCGGCCAGAACTTCCTCATCAAGGGCCACAAAAGAACCCCGGTTGTTCTGGCTGGTGATGTTGCCGCTGTCGTCCAGTTCCATGTAGGTGTAGCTCACTCGCTCGCCTTCGGCGGTGGTCACGATTGCTACTGCGCTTAATTTCTTCATATTTCACTGCCCTCCAAATCATCTAATAGTGTATCAACGGCCTGTTTGGCGCCGGTGTCCATGGTCAGCAGGTCAGCTGCGGCATCGGTGCTGGCCTCCTGCGCACGGGCGGCGGTGCTGGCGGCCAGCTCAATGCCTGCCGGATCGCCGGCAGGGTAGCTGCTGTCGCTGCGGTCGGCATAACTGCCCTCGTACCCACGCTGCGCGGCCATGCAGAGCCACGCAAAGCGCTGGCCCGCCGCACCGTGCACAATGGCATACTGGCCGCAATCCTCCGCCCACAGGTGCCCGGTGCCGTCAAGGTCAGTCAGCAGCCAGGCGGGCTGCCCGTACTGGGCGATGGTCTCCGCATAGCGCGGGTCAAGGGCAATCAGGCACCAGCCTTCGGGGCCGCACTGGCCCCTTCCCCAATCGGCAAAGGTCGGGGTAGGGGTTTCAAACGCGGCCATTTTCAGCGCGCCGAAGCTGGTAGGCACCACACGGGATTTCTCGCCCCAAACGTCCAGGTTGTGTACATTCAGCTTGCCGGAAACGCCAACTCTTGTAGTATTAAAATCGGCATCGCTGTCATCGCTTCGGTTGTAGGTGATCTGCATCCCAACGTAAGATGTGGGGTCGAGTCCGTTGACCCAGCCGTACTTGGCGTACTTGCTGCACGCCCCAATGTAGGAGCTGCCAGCCTCTGAGTACAGCACGCCGGTCAGGCCGATGCTGCCGGTGTTGATGGTGGCATACCATGCGATGTGCCGGTTGTCCAAAAATACGCGCTCACCGGCCTCGGTGCCCATACGTATCCAGGCGTTGTCCAGGTCGTACACGGTGGTGTAGTTGAGGTTATGCAGCTGCCCGGTGGTAATGTTGCCGCCGTTGATGATTGTCTTGTCCTGGTTCCAGGTACTCAAATCCGAAAATGTCACCACGCCGGATAGGTTGATCTGTGCGCTGGTGATCTCTGTTCCGCCTGCCGTCAGCTTGATGGTGCTGCTGGTTCCGCTTGTGCTGGCCGTCAGCTTAATTTCGCTCACCGTCTGCTTGATCTCGGTTTTGGTTTCGTTGGCGGTCAGATAGTCGCCGGTGCTGGCCGTCCAGGCAGTGGGGGCGTTGCCCATCTGCACCATGGGGTGCATGATGGTCAGATCGTTGGTAACGGTGGCAAAGTCATTGGCAGTGCTCACAAACAGGCCATCTGCATATCCGTCCGCGGTCGCCGTGAACGCCGCCCAGCGCAGCTTCCAGCCGTTGTCCAGCTCAATGTCCTGCTTCGCATTTTTGAATGCTTTGTCGTAATAACTTTTTGCGCCGCTGCTGTTCTTGGTCTCAAACTGCAAAAACAGGCTGTCCGTGCCGGAGTTGAGCTTGTACAGTACCGATGCACAATAGGTCATGCCCTTGGCAATCACCAGCGTTTTGTCCGCGCCAAAGTGAAAGCGGGTGTTCTGCGCCTTGTTGGTCACACGAACAGATTCACCCGTAATGGTGTAACTGCCTTTTTTGCTTGCGGCGTTGCCGCCTGCATCCAGGGTCGCATTATTCCAGTCGTCGGTGCCCGCAATAATATTGTTGCCGCCGGTGATCCGCTGCGTTACCGTCTGGGTAATGCTGTCGGCTTTCTGGTCAATCGCGGAAACGGATTCTTTAACGGTCTTGAACTCTTGCTTCGTGCTGTCAAGGTCATCCGAAATGGTCGTGGTGGTTTCTTCCAGGCTGCTGACTTTGGTGCTGATGCTGTCCGCCTTTTGGCTGATGCTGGAAACATCCTCTTTCAGGCTTTCCACCGTTGCGGTAGTGGCGTAATCCTGCAATTTGCTGTCAACGGCATCATTGGCAGCGCTGGTAGCGGTGTCCTTCACGTTGGCCGTTACCGTTTCAGTCACCGACTTGGTAACTTCGGTCTTGATTTCGTCAGCGGTTTGCGAAAACAGGCTTTTTGCGCTTTCCTGGGTCAGATAGTCGCCGGAGCTGGCGTTCCACGCAGTAGGGGCATTGCCGTATTGCAACATGGGGTGAAGCAGCTCAAACTTATTGGTGCAGTTGCCATTGCTGTCGAACTCGACAGTTTTCAAAACACCGTTTTTGCTGGGGGTCCATGTACCATACCGCAGCACCCAGCCGTCCGTCTGCTCAATTTCGAGCTGGTCAGCGGTTTTTATGTAGGCAATGTAATTTTGTCCGTCATCGCTCGTAAACGTAATGCCCAGCCGCAGCGCATCGGTGCCGGAAATGAGTTTGTACATAACGGACAGGCATAGGGTAACGCCTTTGGTGATATGAGCGCTAACAGCGTTGAATTTGAACCCGCGGCATGTGTTCGCATTGGTTATTGTTGCGCTGCCATCATCGCCATACACCACGCTACTGTCAATGCCGACATAGGTGGCATTGCGGAAGTTTTCACTGCCCAGGATCAGGTTGCCGCCGCCGGTGATTTTGGTGCTTTGGGTCATCTCGCTTTTGATCTGCTTTGCGGATTCATTGATTTTTGCGTCAACAGTTTTCCCATCATAGATGGTTTCGGAGTTGATCTCTATGCTTTTGGCGTTAATCCGCAATTCGCCGCTGACCAAATCCAGATAGAACGCATCACCTGTCTGCGATTTCAGGATGCCCGCCTTGATGATCTCTGCATTAAGGGTGCCTGTTGTCAAAAAGTCTGCATTGATGGCACCGTCCATTGTGGCTGCAAGGCGGTAAGGGCCGGCATAGCCAGTGGACGAATAGCCCCACCCGGATAGATTCCATCTCCACACCTTGGTGGCAGTGTTTATATCGGGTTGATCCATTACCAGCAGCTCGTCCGGTGTATCATTGCCAGCCGAACTGTGCAGCACCACATACCCACCAAGGTTGCCCGTTATCAGCTTTGTCGCCTGATCTACTGCCTGCTGCAACGCAGACTTTGTTTTGTCAACCTCGGTCTTTGTGCTTTTTTCAATGCCGACAATGGTGCTTGCCAGGTTGCTTCTCGGTGTTCCAAGCTCAACGCTGTCATACCTGTCCAGCAGCACATTGTAAGTAGTTTTGATAACTTTGGCTGTTGCATCAACCCCCAGGCGTTCAAATGTTACATGTACGGTATCGCACAATCCCACGCGCTCCAAAAGCGCTTTGCCTTTGTACTCCACGGTTTGCTCAAGCTGCGCATAGCTCAGTTTAAGGCTTACTTTCGGTACACCGATTTTGTTCGCCTTAATGTAGCTCAGCGCGGACTGTTTGAGTTGTTCATCCGTAGGCCGCTCTGTGTAATCCTGGCTGAGGTCCAGCAGCAGCACGCGCGTAAAGCTGTATTGGTTTTCAGGCACATCTACCACAGGGCCCGTGCTTATCTGTGTAACAGCACCGGCGCTGTCAGCCCAATACGGATACACGCCGGTATACACATTAGTGCAGTTTTCTTCCTGGGTGAGGTCTGTCAGGTTTTTCCCGTAACGGATGCTAACTCCCCTGTCGGTGCCGCGCTCACTGTGGAGTTTTACGGTGTAGTTGTCCCACTCGTATTCTCCGCCATATACATCCAGTATGCTGCCGTCTATACCGCCCAACAGGCTGCGCAAGCTGCTGGGCACCGGCGCTGCAAAATCAGCAGTGGTTGATAAGTCCGTCCAAAACTCAAACGGGCATTCCACGGTTGCCTGGCTTTTCAGCCTGTCCAGCGCTTGTGCCGCCGTTCCTGCCGTGTACGGTGCTACTGGTATGCCGCACAGATCATAGCTAATATGCTGTGCGCTGATTATAACCTGCCCATTGATGGGGCGGCTAATCTTGTACACTCGGAAATACTGTTCTTCACTATACGGGTTAGGCTTGGCGCAGATCAGGCCGCGCAGGGTCAGTTCGCTATAGTGCTGGCCTGATACGGGATAGCCCATTTCAAGCTCATAGCTGCCGTTTCGTTCCTCTGTTACTGTGCAATACAGTGCATCCCGCAGCGCTCCCACGCCGTTGCCTTTGATCTCACTGTCTGCCGCGTAATATCTCGGTGTCATAACGTCCACCACCTAGGCGTAACGGACAGACTGCTGATTCCACCTGTCCAGCTGATTTGCGTTGTTCCGGCTTCTAGAATCGGGAAGTCCGGTGCCGTAATGTATTGGTTCAAATTTTTCCCGTCAGTGTAGGCATCCTGCAGGTTGCAATCTATGGTCATTTGTCCGGTGTATCCCTCTATCGCTACCTGTGTGCTACCCACCTGCAGCTTCGCGCTGCCGGTCAACGTCAACACCAGCACCGGCAGCGCAGGGCACGCCGTTGGATTGCTGAGCTTTCCGCCGCTTTTAACGGTCTGTGCAGTTTCACCTGTTTTCAGGTAGCGTTGCGGCCAACACTCAAATGTCAGTGTGGCTTCACCGCACTGTGCCAACAGGTTAACGTCCCACTCAATATTTCCGCTATAACGGGCCATTCGGTAGCTGTCGGTGTGGTAGCTGTCCTCCAGCCTTGTATATCCAATAGCAGTCAGCAGCCATTCTCTTATGGCGTCAATATGTTGGGTTGCTTTTGCGCCAAACACAAACACTTTGTAGGATACAGATATATTTCTCCAGCGACCATTGTCAACCGTCAGGGTGCCGCTGCGCCCCGGAATTTCAATGTCTTCCGTGTCGCGCTCCGGTGCGTTATAGGCTGCATCGCCGTTGATATACAACCCATACTCCGTGCTTTTATGCCCGTTAAAAGAAAAATACTGTCTCATTCCCACACTGCCCCCGTCTGATCCACTGCGTGCTGGATCTTGTACACCACTGCCTCTGCCAGTTCGTTCACATCTTGCCCTGCAGCAGCGTATACATTCACCGTCACGCCGCCATAGTTGGCGTTGTTCGTTGTATTGTTATTGGTCAGCGGCTGTACCACTGCACGGCCCTGGTTGATGGTAAGCAATTCGGGGCCCGCCTCACCAACAACGGCACTGCCGCGGCTGAGGATACCGCCCTTGGCCAGATACGGTATCTGCCCGATTTCTCCAATGTTTACGCCGGGCAGCTTGTTCACGGTATGGATAACACCGTTAATGCCACTGATAGCTGCGTTCACCAGCCGGATGATAGCGTTAAGCGGCGCTTTGGCAGCCGCTTTCAACCCGTCAAAGATACCCGCAAAAATTTCTTTTACGCCGGTCCAGGCGCGTTCCCAGTCGCCTGTAAACACGCCGCGGATAAAATCAATGATGCCATCAAGGACCTGTTTCACATGATCCCACACGTTTTTTACATTGGCAAAAAACAGGTTAAGTGCTGTGCCCAGTACAGGGCCGAACACGTTTGTCCAGTCTGTGGCAAACACTGCCTGCAAAAAGTCATCCACCTTTTGCAGCAGGGCCTGTATCTCATCGCCCTTGGTGCCCACCAGTGCCACCAGCGCTATAATAGCGGCTGTTATGGCCAGAATAATTGCAATAACCGGGTTTGCCGCCAAAAACGCAAATAACGTAGTCAGAGCACTTGTGATTCCCGGCACCGCTGTGCCGGTTACAAATCCCACAAGCGATCCAGCTATTTTAATTACCATCCCAACGCCGCTTACTATGTTTCCTGTTACGGTAACAACCTTCCCGAACACCAGCAAAGCCGGTGACAGTGCCGCCACAACTGCCAGTACCTGTATGATCGTCTGTTTCTGCCCCTCGTCCAGGCTGTTCAGCCAATCCACAATCTGCTGTGCGTACCCGATAATATCCTTAATCACCGGGATCAGCATATCCCCGAATGTGATTGCTACATTCTGGGCCGAAGTTATCAGTTTCTCTTTCGCCGCCTCTGTGGTATTATCCACCGTTGCGAACGCCTCAGCGGTTTTGCCGCCGCTCTCTGCCATGGCATCCATAGCGGATGTAAAGTCGTCCGCGTGCTGCGTAATCGTGGCAGCTGCTTTGGCCGCTTCCTGGCTGCTGAACATATCCGCCATAGACTTGCCGGAATCCTCCGCCGCCTGCTGCACAATAGCCAGCACATCGCTCAGGCTCTGGCCATCATTCATCAACTCTTTGAAGGATTTGCCGGTTTTCTTTTTCAGTGTATCGCTGACAGTGCTGCCACTCTTGCCCAGCTCATTCAGCATGCCGTTGATATAGGTAGTAGATTCCGCCGTTGCAATACCATTTTTGGTGGTCGTAACGTAAGCGCTGGCCAGGTTGTCCAGGTTCACACCGTACATGGCGGCGGTCGGGATCACCTTGCCCATGCTGCTGCCCAGCTCTGCCACAGTGGTTTTGCCAAGGTTCTGTGCCACGATCAGCCTGTTGGAGATGTCTGCCGCACTGCCGCTGGCATCTCCGTATGCGTTCATGATGGTGGTCAGGGTGTCAATGGATGTTGCGGAATCCGTAAAACCCGCTTTTGCCAGCTGCATGGAATCAGCCACAAACTGCACCGCTTTTTCCGTGTCCTGGCCCGCACTGATAGCGCTGTATGTCGCTTCGGCAATATCGCCGGCGCTGATTCCGTACTGGTTAGATACTTCAAGTATCTGCGCCCTCATAGCATCAGTGGACAGCTTACTTGTATCAGCGATTGTTGCCAGCTTGGCCATGCTTGTTTCAAAATCACTGGCAAGCACGGTGGATGCTGCCCCCGCGCCGGTAATAGCCACCGTTACAGGCGCCAGCTTCTTTCCGGCTCCAGATATTTTGTCTCCGGCATCGCTAATTTTTTCGCCCATGTCGCTGACTTTCTGGCCTGCAATCTGCATTTCCTGGGCAACAACGCCGCCAAACTCTTTGGCTTTTTCCTTGGCAGCATCAAACGCCTGTTGCGCCTCTACCATTTCACGGTTAAAGGCATCCATCTGGCTCTGGCTTATGATGTCATCCTTAAACTGCTGCTGTACCTCTTTTTCGGCGTTTTTTAGACTATCCAGCTTAGTTTTCGTTTCCTCTACCGCGCCGGACAATAGCCGCTGTTTCTGTTCCAGCAGTTTGGTGTTGGTGGGGTCGAGTTTCAGCAGCTTTTCAACGTCTTTCAACTGGCTCTGGGTGTTCTTAATCTGTTTGTTTACGCCGCTCAAAGCCTTGCTCAAGCCAGTTGTATCGCCGCCGATCTGTACGGTAATGCCTTTGATACGGTCCGCCATCTCCACCACCTCCTCACGTTACAATAATATGGCGTGTCCACTATGGACACGCCCCGCTTAAAACCGGTCAAAATCTTCCTGCGTGGCGCGGATGCTATATTGTTCATGGTCATTGGCGCGTTCAATGAGCATGTCGTATACCATGCCCATTGTCATATCTGCCAGGTCTTCACGGCTTAATCCAAGCTCGGCGCAGCGTAGCATGAAAGTTGCCCCCGTCTCTTCTCGGACGGTAGCTCTCATTTTTTTTTAGGCTTTGCCGTTGTCTGCTGGTTGATTGCCCACAGTTCAAGGATGTGGGGCATCACTGCATAGATGCTGAACGTTTCAAACCCGCTCAGCCATTCATCCGGATCACTCGGCACGGGGTTAGGATCGCCTTGCAGTGCCATGATGTAGGCTGCGTTCTCGAAAATTTCCAGGTCCACCGCTTCCAGCTGGGCATCTTCCCGCTGTTCATCCGTTGCATCATCGGGCAAGCTCACGGCCTTGGCATAGTTCCTGCGCAGCTGGTTCAAGTCACGAATCATATCACGGCCAAACTTATGGCGGTACAGCCTTGGCGTCAGTGCATTCGCAACCAGGGTCACTTCACGGCCATCAATGGTAATTGTTTTCTTCATCGCCAATCGCCTCAGACCGTGCTATCCTTAGTCCACACTGCCTTAGTCCAGTTATTGTACACGGTTTCGGGGGTATCTGCCGTGGTGCTGGCTTTTACGTTGCCATCCGGCAGCGGGCTGGCCGTAATGGTCATCGCCTCGGTATCCGGTTCGCGCTGGTTGTCCTTGTTCTCGCCTGCCACGTTGGGGCGCGCCGCAAGGCAGTTATACAGTACATGGCGGCGGGCGTGGACATCGCCCTGGAACTCGTACAGCAGTGCAAATGCTTTGGGCTGATCGGTTTTCGCGTTCTCCACCAACACCTTGTCTTTGGTGCTTACGGTCTGGCCCAGGTACCGCTCGCGGAACCAGTCAGGGACCATTGCCAACGTCAGATCGCCCTGATAGCCCTGGTTGGAAGTATTAACATAATAGTTGATACCATCCGCGCGCAGCGTGGTTGTATCGCCCTGGGCAGACAGGTCCATGCCTACCGCACCGTACAGGCGCTCCGGAGTGCCGAACGTTACTGCATCGCTATCGTCAAGCGTCAGCGGCGCAACATATACATTTTGCAAGTCATAATGGACCTTGTTTTTTTCGGTTTCTGCCATTATTACACCTCAAATTCGTAGGAACACATCAACATGTGTTCGGTATCAAGATACTGTTCGTTGGTTTTCTGCCAGTGCAGCCCTTGCAGCGCTTTTTCGAGTGCTGTTTCAGCGGGCATATTCTTAGTTTTGCTGTACAGCTCAACCACAATATGCCTGATCTTGTAATACACCACGCCGTCAGCCGCCAACGTTTCCACGCTGTCCTCGTAATACACAAGATATGGCGGGGTTGGTGCTGCATTTTCCGGCCACAACCGGTAAGCAACCGGCAGTCCGCTGGAAGTCAGCTTGATTTTAAGTTCTTCAAGCGTCATTTCAGTCTTACCTTTATTTTGTTTGCCAGTTTCTCAGCTGCGTGCTGTTCGGCAGGTCTGATGTGCGGTTTCCCCTCTACCCTACCGCCGCCAACTTTCGCGTGGCCTTTTTCCAGCAGGTGGGTCAGGCCAGGATATTTTGAATTGAAAACACGGATACGGATATCTTCCCGGTTTTCAAACTCAACCTTTTTGCGCCAGGCTTTTTTATACTTGCCGGTCTGCACGGGGCTGTTGGCCTTGATTTCGCGCAGACAATCGTCGGCTACATCGTTGCACTCAGTCTTGACGGCCTCAGTCACTTCATCGGAGTAGGCGGCCAGCTCAGCGGCAACGGCCTCGGCAAAATTGCCGACATAAACCTGCTTATGGCTCATATACCCGCCTTTCTCTCCAGATAAAGCTCCAGGGTCTCATTTTTTGCGCGGTAAGTACGGTACACGCCGTACCGCACACCGTCCACCACGGCGATCTGTTCGCCCTGGTAGTCCGGGGCGAACATTGTCACCTTTAGGGCGGCTTGCATCCCGGCGCGGCCCGCTTCAAACCATTCAGATGCCAACACACTCGCAATGCTACAGAATACATTGCGGGTAGTTTCGGCGGGAATCCGCTGGGCTATGGCGTCCTCTGTGTACGTTTTGGTTATCAGCTGCATCACGTTGGAGCGGTCCATCCGTCAATCCCCCCAATTTGTGTAATCGGTGGCAACCATCAACTGGGCCTTTTGCTCATCGTAGGCAGCCTTTAGCCTGTCGTACTCATCCGGCGCGCCAAAATTGGCCTTGCAGTAGGTGGTGACGGCCCGCCGGATGAGCGGCGCAGTGGCGTTTTCTCTGGCCTGGACACCGGCAATCTCCAGATCATCATAGGCGGCCTCAATGAGGTCGTTGACTTCACCATCAAAAATATCCGTTACCAGGCGCAGCGCCAGCTTTACTTGCTCCAGCATTGTCCGTCACCTCCACGGTAGATCAAGCGCTGGCTGGGATAGTCAGCGCAACGAAGCCGCCGGGGACGACCACATCCGCGCCCATCTCCACATCACCGCGGATCGTGGACAGCAGCTTGTCAAAAGCGAAGTCGTCGGAGACGGCGATCTCGTAGTCACTGAACAGATCCAGCTTGAGGCAGCGCGGCACGCCGTAGAACATGGTGGGCTGTGCTTTGGCGGTCTGGGCCGTACCGGCACAGGCGGCCAGGTTCTTATTGAGGCAGTAGCGCACGCTCAGGCCGCCCTCCTTGATGATGCCGGTGTTGGGGTTGGCAGAATCCGGGGTGATCTCGTAGACGGCCTTTTTCTCGTTGGTACCGCGCACATCGCCAAACGCAACCAGGTCTTTCTTGTTGAGGAACAGGACGGCCTCGCCCTCAACGGCCTCATCGCCGCCGTAGTTCAGCGTCAGATTGCGCAGGGTTTTCTCGTTGATAACGCCTTTCTTGGCGCTGTCCAGCGTAGCGTCAATGCTGTCCACGAGCTCGCTGGCTTTCAGCGCGTCGGTCACGATCTCAGACGCTTTCTTGCGCAAACTGAGGAGCGCCTGGGCGCGGCACTTGGCGAAGTAGTTCACCGGGGTCAGCTTCTTGGCCTGCTTGCTGATCTGGCTCAGAACCGCCTCCGACTTGGGCGTGATGTCGATGTAGTCGTAGGTGGCCTCTTTGGTGGTGGCAGCAGCACCCTCGGTCTGATCGGCAGCGGCGTCGGCATCCTGCTTGACGTAGGGGATGCGGTCAGTGGACATACCGGCGCAATCATCGACCCAGACCATATCAATGATGCTAGAGACGCCGACGCCAACGCGGTCCTGGATTTCGGTGTTGACCTCGGTGGGGGTCGCCAGCTTGCCGCCGCTCACCAAGACGGCGCGGGTCTCCTCCACGCCCAGGACGGCGCGGCGGTGCTCTTTGAACTGCTGGGCGCGGGTCTGGGCGTCGGTGCTGGCGGTGGGGTTGTCCTGGGGCGCACCGGCACCGTCCGCAACCTTGGCAGCAATGCCGAGGCGGCGCTGCTCGGTCTCGTACTGCGCAATGCGCTGGCTGATCTCATCAGCCTCGGCCTCCAGGGCGTCCAGGTCAGCACCCTCGGCGTTGACCTCGGCGCGGATTTCAGCGGCGCGGGCGCGCAACTCTGCGACAGTCATTTCACTGGTTTTCTTTTTCATGGTTCTACACTCCCAAAAGTTTCAGTTTGATTTTTGTTGCGGTATCCGCCCTTTGCAGTCTCTCCGCTTTAATTCTCTCGATCTCTCCGTCAAGGAATTTTCGGGCGCTGATCGACGTGGCATCGTTGGCCGGTAGGCTCACGGCGCTCACATCGTACAGTTTCTTGATCTTGGTGATCGTGCGGTTCACGGTCACGGTGTTGTTTTCCAAATCGCGGGTGGTCTCACGCTTATCCTCGGCCACGGTAAAGCCAAACGACATTTTATCGGTGTAGCCGCCCTTGATTTCGGCAAACAGCTGCCGCCCAATCTCGGTGCCGCCCAGATCGGCAGTCACTTTCAGCCCGGCGCTGTCAGCGGCCAGGGCCAACGTGCCGTTTTTGGTGCGGGCAAAGACGCGGCCCTCATGGTCGTACTGCATGATGACGTCATCCATGTCGCAGTCATCAAAAGCGTGCGGGTCGATCTGCTCCATGATGCGGTAGGAGGTGCCGCTGTCGCCCCTGTACTCATACAGCAAATAGGGCTGGTTGAACGTACAGGCGTAGCCCTCCACTTCCTGCTTGGAGTCCGGCGCGGCAGGGTCAGTGGTTCGGACCTCCAGCCGCATGGCGCGGTATTCCCGGCCATTGTTCAACTTTTTCAACAATTTCTCATTACTTTCCACTGGTTAGGTCGTCTCCTTTCTTTGTCACGCTGCCATCGCTGCCCAGCAGGTAATACTCGCCGCGTATCGTGTACGCTTGCCCCTGGCCGTCCGGCAGGGGAGGCAGATTCCAGATTTCGCGTATCTCATCTCGGTTCATAATGCCGCGGTCTGCCATCTGGGCCGATACGTTCAGTTTTTCGGTGTTGCTCATGTATTGCAGCCGGTTGGCTGTCGCTATCAGCAGCGTGCCGCCCGCGCGTTCGCGCTCGGTAAACAACATTTTTGTGGCGACCTCGCTGAACTGGATGGAAAACGGCTCGATTTTACCCTCATAGAACGCGCTCCAGGCGTCGCCGTAGGCACGGTTTTGCAGCACGTCCTCGTTGGTGCCGAAGTAGTTGAACACGTTGGTGTTGATGCGCTCCATCTCATCGGCGGCCACAACATAGGGCTTAGCCTCCAGTTGCTTGATGTCCGTGTAGGTGTTGGGGAACAGCAGAATGCCGCCGCCCTCGCCTTGCAGGTTTTCCCGGCTGAATCGCTTACGCTCTTTTTTTAAATCCTCATCGCTGGAGAAGTTGTTCATCTTGGCTGCAAAGCGGAATGTCGCGCCGTTTTTAACGGCCTCGGCAATGCCTTGGTTTTGCAGGTTTACCAGATCCATCGTGGGCGTCAGCGCGTGGTTGTTCTCGCCGAAAATATCGCTCTTGTACTGGAATTTTGTCATAATGCCGCACCGCGCCATTTCAATGGCAGCGGTCTGGCCGCTATGGAATGTGTATCGCAGCCAAGGGGCGGCTCCATATTGCACGATCTCGCAACTGGATGGCAGCACGGGGAACATGCCGACTGTCTCACCAAACTCATTGATGACCGGCACAATAAAGGCGGTGTTTTGCACCTCCAAGATTGTGCAAAGCCTGTACAGGAATTGCCCCCAGGTCTGCCACTCATTCGGCCCCTGCCGGAGGCGGGTCTGCAATTTCGGATTTGCCGGTCCCTGCACGGTCACGCTCAGCTTGCTGGCGTGGGTGGCCGTGGCGTGGATCGCGGCGCGCACGATCTCGCTCTCATACAGCTCGCCGCCCCAGGTCAAAAAGCTGGGCGTATAGCCGTCAAGCGTTGTCCAGAATCCAGACGCGAGGCTCTTGGCGGCTATCTTCCCGAAAATTGATTGAAACAGTCCCATGCTCATCACCCCGCGTTCTTTAACTGGCCGCCGATTTCGGCGCACCATTTCTGCCGCACCGTCATCCCATCCATGAGCGCGGCGCAGCCGTCAATGTGGTCGGCGGCGCTCATCTTCACAAGTTTACATCTGCCGCTGTCGTTTTCGACTTTCAGCGCCGTGTTCAGCAGATGCACTTTTAACAGGTCGTTGTCCCCGATGTTGATGGTGCCGTCTTTCAGCAGTCCCTCAACCTCGCGTATCACCGGCGTCAGGTTGAACCCCTGGAATACATCGTCCATGTGGAATCCGTATTGCTTCATATCCTGCACAAGATACTGGGCCGTGTATCGGTCATATCCGACCTGCAAGGGATAGATTTTGTACTGCTCTATCAGTGTCCTGAACCAGTTGTAGCAATCGTGATAGTCCACAAAATTGTCACCGCTCAGTGTAAGGATGCCGCGCTGTACATACGCCGCATAGGGTAATCCGTCCCGCTCGGTAGCCTCTTGCAGCTTCTCGGCGGGGAGGAAGAAGTGCGCCAGCACGTTCAGCCGGGCGTCTTTCTCAATAATCGCCACGCAGGCGGTCAAGTCGGTTGTGCGGCTCAGGTCAATGCCGCCCACGCAGTAGCAATTTTTGAAGTTGGCCGGGTCGATGTGCGCACCGCAGGCGCGCTCCACAACATCGGAGGCCAGCCATGCAAGGCTAGAGTTTTGCTTGATGTTGCAGTATTTTGTTAAAAACTCGGCCCGCTTGGACAAACTGCCCTCAGCAATGGCGATCTCCTCCAGCAGATAACTGACACTGATACTCACGCCGAGGTTGGGGTTGGCTTTTGCCAATTCGTTAATGTCGCTCCACTTGGCTGGATCGTCGATCATGTAGAGAAACGGCGCAAGGCGCGTCTCTTTGGAATCACCCAGCAAAAAGCGGGTGGCACGCTTTATCAGTTCATCATAGATGCCCTCGTTCACATAGCCCGCCGTGCTGATCGCCAGCAGCATGGGCTGTGTACGCGCGCCAAAACTCGACTTGATGACCTCGTAGAATTTCAGCCCGGCATCACCGGGCCAGCTTGCGACCTCATCGGCCACGCACAGGCTGACGTTGAGGCCATCCGACTTTTTAGCGGAAAACGCCAGCGGCTTGGCGCTCGTGTTGCTGTTGGCAATGTAGATGTCCGTGCGCCGTTTCTTGCTCAGCTGGCTCAGCTCTGGGTCCTTGCTGAGCATCTGATAATAGGCATCGTAGCACAGCCCCGCCTGCTCCAGCTTAGGCGCGGCAAAGTAGATGCGCCCGCCGTACTCGCCGTCCAAAAAACTGCAATAGGCGGCAATGGCGGCGGCCAGCAGCGTCTTGCCGTTTTTCCGGGCGATAATAACGACGACCTCACGGAATTGGCGGTGATCTGTGTCATCCACCACGCCGAACAGCACCGACAAAAGCGCCTTTTGCCATAGCTCCAGCACAATCAGCTGGGGAGCCAGCGCACCCTCATGGTGTCGGCAGAAATTTTCCACAAAACGGATTGCTTTCTGCGCTTTTTTGGGGTCAAAGTGAAACAGCCCTTTTTCCAGACCATCCACAACATACTTGTACCAGACCTTGATCCAGCGGCTCACGATGATGGTGCCGTCCGTGATTTTCTGGTAATACTCGTAGATGTAATTATTCACGGGCCAGCTGCTCCAGTCTGCTCTCACGCTTTTCCGGGGGCAGCAGCTTGCCCAAGCGCTCGGTCACGGTGTTGTAGTTCTTGATGAGGCTGTTGTAGGCTTGCAGATCGGCGCTGGCTTTTTTGCCGTACTGGTTCGCGCCGTTCATGTACTCCTCGCTGCACCCGTCGGCGTTGATGGATTTTTGCAGATCGTCGAGTGTGATTTTCATAAATGCCGCGTTCTGGATCAGCGGCTCCACAATCGCCATCTGATTTTTAGGCAGGTCGGCGTAGTGCGCCATGATCCTGTTGTACTCCTCTTGAATTAGAGTAGTTTTTGCTTTTCTCCCCACAACAACACCCCCTTTACGCTCTTTTCAGTGCTTTTCCGAACTCCACACACCGGTCTCCAGCACCCCCTCTGCGATTTTTGCACAGGGGGGGCTACCATCTCGGCGTCACGCGCCCAACCGCGTCTACTTTGTAGCGTTTCCGCGCGTCGTGGCGCTTTGCGTGACAGTCACGGCACAGCAACCTCAGGTTGGACCATGACAGCGAGACCGCCGGATCGTTGATGTTGTCCGGCGTCAACTCTGTCATGTGATGGACTATCTCACCGGGGCGATACAGCCCCTTAGCCAGACAATCCTCACACAATCCGCCCACGCTGGCGGCGTACCCATCGCGGCAGCGCTGCCACGCTTTGCTCTTGTAAAACGCTTTGGCAAACTCCCGCATACTGTTTGCGTGTCCACACTGGACACGCGCTGCACCTCCACCCGCCGGGGCGTAAAATTATCATAGATGCCCAGCGGCGCGAGACGGAGTTTCTTTTGTCTCGGTGTAGGTGAGGCTCTCCCGCCCGCCGGGCATGACGGTCTATTGCCGTCCGTCATCCGCTGAGTTTAACCACATCAACGGCACTGCGTACCCGCACACAGGTCTTGCACCTGTCAAGGTTCATCCCGCCAGGGAACTGAGCGGGCGGCTGTGCGGTATGTTGCCGGTCTTTCCCGGCTGTCAGCTATTTCAAGGAGATTGACTATGGCCAGGCTGGCGGAATCGAACCACCGGGCGTACCCGTAACCCTGCAACCTTGCAACCCAGATATAAAAAATAGCCGCCCCGATGTGGGGCGACTATCCGCTTAGGAGGATTATGCAAACGAGCAAACCGTCGAGCATCAAGCCCCTACCTGCCCGACACCCTCAGCTTAGCACACTGGGGCGGAACTGGGCGGAACTAATTTTATAATTTTGAAAATTGCCCGTCGGTGGAGCTTGCGCACATAGCGCTCAGTGATCCTCATGCGCGCCGCGATCTGGCGGTTAGTGTGCCCGTCGATGTAGCGCATCTGTAAGACCTCACGCTCCAGGGCATCCTCCAGCTGAGCAATGACGCTCTCAATCTCCACTCTGGCGGCCTCGCCGTCCATCAGCTGAGCGGCCAGCTTCTCACACCGGGTATTGATGCTCAGCAGCGCACTGTCAATCTCACCGACCCCGCCGGGTGGGCGCAGAGCGCGGGCAAACTCGGCGCGGCGGCTTTCTTCCCGGAGCCATTCCCTCAATCGCGGCTCCACCCGCCGGGCAGCGCGGTAACGGTTCATCCACTCAATGGTTTCCTCATATGTCATGGGTCATCGCCTCCGTGCTTATGCTCCATCGAAATATCGTCATCTCGTGCTCTGGGCCGTGTAACCTCTTGCCCAACGGACACCCCAATGCTATATGCACCGGCCAGCATAGCTGTTACCACCACGCCTTCGATGATTGATTTTAGCGTCTCCATTGTCAGCCCCCTGCCTGTTCAAGTTCTTTCATCAGCAGGCTCTCAAGATCATGTTGTCCCCAACACGTTCTATAGACAATACCCTCTATGCTTTCTTTATCACCAGTTGCAAAAACCACGCGTTCCCCCTCTGCATTATACCGGATCGCTTCCCAGGTATTGTACGGCATGCCCTGTGTTGGAGGATATTCGCGTTTGCTTTTTTCATCCACCATAACAATAACGCGCCCGCCGTCCTGCAGAGGATATTCGCGGAACACAATGCCCAGTTCTTTGGCTTGTGCAATTTTGTGCCAGTTGTCATAGTCGGCCAGTATTTCCATGGCCTTTTTATGCAGCGCCTTTTTCCGCCGCGTTTCCGCCGCTGCTTGCTTGGCCGCACTCTGCTTTTTTGTTTTGGCGGTTTTGTCTATATACAATGCGCGGGCTTTGCTGTACATATCTGCCAGCGTAATCGTTGTTTTCGCCAGCACTTCATCCGGGTCATCAATGTCAATTTTTTCAACATCGACTGCCCGCCAATCAGTCTTTTTAATTTTGTACCTATTTCCACCAAACGCCGCGGTCCCGTCAAGCTGCACTGTTTGCCATGTAATATGGCCCGCCGGGGCAGAATCAACATAGCTGTGTGGGCCATTGTTGATGTAATCTAGGCCATCAAACAGCGGTTGCAATTCCGTCTGTGCAAGCCACTCTATAACAGCATTACGCTCACTCGGTTCTAGCGTTGCCATCCGTGCATACCCATTTTTTGCGTACTCCATCTGTTGCACTTTATACAGCTTGCTGCACTCATAGGCACGGGTCAGAGTAATTTCCCCGTTTTCGACCATTTTCAACACTTCCGGGATGCAATGGTTGATAATTGCATTAAGTCTCCCCAACGTGCCAGTACCGTCCCCTGTAATTCGGCTCATTTCGTCACGCACACGCCCATCAAGGCTTCCAGCTGCTTTTTTTCTTTCCAGTGCCTGTTTGAGTGCCCGGTATTGTCTCAGGCGTTCGCCGTCCGTCAGTTCGCGGGCGGTTGCGTTGGATGTGATCAGTGCGATCAAATCATCATCCGCCCCCGCACTGGCATGGACCACGCAAGGCAGCAGCTCAAAACGTTTATCGCCCTCCGTGCTCAATTCACGGCAAGCTGTCCAGCGCCGGTGCCCGGCCAACAGCATATACTTGCCACCTTGGGCGGGCAGTACTTCCAGTGGGCTGCGCAATCCACGTTCTGCAATATCGGCTTTCAGCATGGATACATCGCCGATCTCATAGATGGAGTTTTCCGGGTTCGGCTCAATATCCACAGCGGGCAGCATAACAATCTGCATTTTCAGGCCCGCCGGGGCAGCCGGTGCTGATTGGCTGCCCAGAATATCATTGATCGAAAATCCCTTGCTCATCGTTTAGCCCTCCTTAGTGTCCACGTTGGACACAATGCTTTCAACCTTTTCCGCCAGCGCCTTATAATCCGCCGCT